TGCGAACTTTGAAAGAACGTGTATCGGTAAGTATTTTAATATTGATTTGCCTGTAAATCAATGGCGTTGCAGTGCGGTACAAGCGTCAGAACTCGGACTTCCGCTTTCGCTTTCGGCTGTGGCGGTTGCGCTCGGTTTGGAGGAGCAAAAGGACAAACGCGGAAAAGCATTGATTGACTATTTCTCAAAACCGTGTAAGCCGACAAAGACGAACGGCGGACGTACAAGGAATTTACCAACGCACGCACCCGACAAGTGGGAGGTATTCAAAGAATACTGCATACAGGACGTTGAAGTGGAACGCGCGATAAAAAAGAAACTCGCCCAATTTCCGATATGCGACAGTGAACAAAAACTGTGGACGTATGACCAACGAATTAACGACAGAGGTGTAAGAGTTGACCGAAACTTTGTTGAAAATGCGATCAAATTCAATACGGAATACAGCGACAGGTGCTATGATGAGGCACAGAAAATAACGGGACTTGAAAATCCGAAATCGGTTGTGCAACTAAAGGCGTGGCTTGAAGAAGAAACAGGGCAGAAAATCGACAGCTTAAACAAGGAAAAATTAAAGGAGCTTATAGCTGATGAAAGCATATCGCTAAAGGCGAAAAGAGTGATATATCTGCGTTCAATGATGGCGAAAACGTCTGTAACAAAGTACGAGGCAATGGAGCGGAGCGTCTGCGATGACGGACGAATAAGAGGACTCTTGCAGTTTTACGGCGCAAACCGTACAGGACGTTGGGCAGGAAGAATTGTACAGGTGCAAAACCTACCGCAAAACCATTTGAAAGATATTGATTACGCAAGAGAATGTGTGGAAAACGGCGATTTTGAACTGTTTGAAATGCTTTACGAAAACGTTCCGCAAACGCTGTCGGAGCTTATACGAACAGCACTTGTACCGAGTGAGGACAGGCGATTTATAGTAGCGGACTTTTCGGCGATTGAGGCAAGAGTTATTGCATATCTTGCAGGCGAGCAGTGGCGACTTGAAGTATTTAAAACTCACGGAAAAATATACGAGGCATCGGCAAGTCAGATGTTCCATGTTCCGATTGAAAGTATTCACAAAGGCGATCCGCTACGTCAAAAAGGCAAGATTGCCGAACTTGCACTCGGTTACGGCGGAAGTGTCGGAGCTATGGTGAGTATGGGTGCTTTGAAAATGGGTATTGACGAAGAAGAACTTCAAGGTATCGTGGATAAGTGGCGGAGTTCAAATCCTGCCATAACGGCATTTTGGCGAACGGTCGAGAATGCGGCGATTAAGGCGGTTGAGGGTTATCCGGGCAAGATTAGACACGATATTTCTTTTTACAAACAGTCGAATATTCTTTTTATCGGTCTGCCGTCGGGAAGAAAAATCGCTTACGTTAAACCGAAAATCGAAGTAAACAGATTTGGAAAAAAAGCCGTTACATATATGGGTATGAATCAGACAACAAAAACTTGGAGCAGACTTGAAACATGGGGCGGTAAGCTTGTTGAAAACATAGTACAGGCGTTTGCGAGGGATTGCTTGGCTGAAAGCATAATTCGGCTTGAGGACAGAGGTTTTAAGATTAATTTCCACGTTCACGATGAGGTTATAGTTGACGTTCCGAAAGGCGTGTCGAGTGCAGAGGAGTTGGCGGCGATAATGTGTGAGCCGATTGAATGGGCGAAAGGACTTCCGCTTAATGCGGACGGATACGAATGTAATTTTTATATGAAAGATTAGGGGGTGTTATAAATTGGATTTAGTAATTGCTACGGGACAAAGCAGAAAATCAAAACTATGGAAAAATACAAAAATGTCGTGGGGAGATTTTGTCGAAAGGCTGAAAACGACAACAAGGACGAGCGAAACGCAAGGTGAATTTGCAAATATGCCGAAGTCACAACAGGATGATATAAAGGACGTCGGCGGTTTTGTGGGCGGTAAGGTGAAAAACGGCAAGCGACAGTCGGGAAGTATCGAAAACAGAATTTTGCTTACGCTTGACGCAGACTTTGCCGACAGTGATTTTTGCGATAATATTTCAATGTTTTACGACTTTACATATTGCATTTATTCAACGCATAAACACAGTGCCGAAAAACCGAGATTTCGTTTGGTGATACTTCTGTCAAGACCTTGTACGCCTGATGAATACGAAGCGGTTGCAAGAATGGTGGCGTATGATATTGGTATAGATATGTTTGACGACACAACGTATCAGCCGCACCGTTTAATGTATTGGCCGAGTACGAGCATTGACGGCGAGTATGTGTTTGAACACGAGGAAAATAAACCGCTTGACGTTGACAGGGTGCTTGCAAAATATGAAGATTGGCACGACGTATCGAGTTGGTACGTTTCGTCAAGAACAACAAAGGCGTTGGACAGACAGGTAAGAAAACAAGAGGATCCAACGCTTAAAAAAGGTGTTATCGGTGCGTTTTGCAGAACGTACGATATACATTCGTGCATAGAAAAATATCTTCCCGACGTGTATGAAAAATGTGCCGTAGGCGACAGATACACATACAGGGACGGCTCGAGTTCAAGCGGACTTGTAGTGTATGAGAACGGCAAATTTGCGTATTCAAATCACGCAACAGACCCTGCAAGCGGTAAGTTGTGCAACAGTTTTGACCTTGTTCGTATTCATAAATTCAGCGATACGGACGCAGACGCAAAGGACGGTACACCTGTATCGAAACTGCCGTCATATTCGGCAATGTGCAAGCTTATAGACGGTGACAGTGATGTTTCAATGCTTATGTTTAAGGAACGTCAAAAGAAAGCGGCGGAAGATTTCGGCGGTATCGAAAGCGAAGAAACGGACGATATGCAGTGGGCGTTAAAGTTGGAGAAAAACGAAAATACAGGCGCTTACGAAAAGACGCTTAACAATATTATTCTTATAATTGAGAACGATTCGCATTTAAAAGGCAAAATCAAAATGAACGATTTTACAGGCTATGCAGAGATTGACGGCATTATGCCTTGGGACAAGGACGCACCGGAAAAACGCGTTTGGCAGGATTCCGATACGGACGGATTGCAGTGGTATCTTGAATATGTGTACGGCATTAAAATGGGTAACGATAAGGTTTTTCGTGCGTTGTCAGTGTTTTACAGACGCGTTGCGTATGATCCGATTGTTGAGTATTTGGACGGTCTTGCGTGGGATAATACGGAACGACTTGACACATTGTTTGTCGATTATCTCGGTGCGGCGGATAACGAATATACAAGAGAAGTGACGCGTAAAATGTTCGTCGGAGCGGTCGCAAGAGCGTATGAGCCGGGAAGTAAATTCGATAATATGCTTATTCTGTCGGGCAGGCAGGGCATAGGCAAGAGTACGATACTTCGCAAAGTCGGCTTTGACAGGTGGTTTACGGACGGCATAAAGACGTTCGAGGGTAAGGAATTGTGCGAGGTTATACAGGGTAAATGGATTGTAGAGATAAGCGAACTTGAGGCACTTAATAAGTTGGAAGTCGGCAGTGTTAAACAGATACTGTCGCAGACGTCGGACAGATACCGCGCGGCATACGGCAGAATTGTACAGGAACACCCGCGAAGATGTGTATTTTTCGGTACGAGCAATAACAGCGATTATCTTCGTGACCGTACCGGTAACAGAAGATTTTGGCCCGTTGATACGGAGATTGTGCCGATAAAAAAGAGCGTGTTTACCGATTTGACCGATGAGGAAATAAATCAAATTTGGGCGGAGGCAAAAGTGCGTTATACGCAGAATGAACCGCTTTATTTGTCAAAGGAAACGGAACAGCTTGCGAAACAAGTGCAGTCAGATCATAGGGAAGTGTCGGTTAAAGAGGGACTGATCCGTGATTTCCTTGATAAACGTGTTCCGTCGGATTGGAATAGTTGGGACTTATCAAAGCGTCGTGATTATTGGTCGGAGATTGTGAGTGTGCCAGAAGAAAAACTTGTCGAACGTGACAGAGTGTGTGCACTTGAAATATGGTGCGAACTCTTTAACGGCGATTTTAGGCAAATTCAACGTAGGGATTCGATAGAGATTAACAGTATCATTTCATCGTTTGACGATTGGGAAAAATACGACAAGGTTATTAAATTTAACAAGGATTACGGAGTGCAAAGAGGCTTTAAAATGGCGAGGAAATAACGTATAACATAAGGGTATAACTTTCTAACGGTTATGTAACATTAAATGTAACGTTGGTAAACTTATGTAACAGTTGAAAGTTATACCTAAAATGCAGTAAAGATAAAGGTTAAAGCGATATATAACAAAGGTAACTTTAATTCTATATATTATATACATATATATACTACAAATAGATATATACACACATAACGCGTATATACGCGTATAAGTATATGAAAACTGTTTTAGAGTTACCGCAGAAAGAACAGGTGAAAAATGATAGAAAAGGACATTGAAAAATATTTAGTAAGGCAAGTTAAGCAAATGGGAGGTTTGGCATTAAAATTTGTGTCGCCGAGTATGGCAGGTGTGCCGGATAGGATTGTTATGATTCCGAAAGGTGCGTTGTATTTCGTGGAACTGAAAAGACCGAGCGGTAAACCGAGAAGATTGCAGACTTCCGTACACAGACTTTTTGAAAAACTCGGTTTTCACGTTTATGTGATTGATACAAAGGATAAAGTTGACAAATTGTTAAGGGGTGAGAATTTTGAATTTTAGACCGCATAGGTACCAGCAGATTGCGTTGGACAAAATTATTTCTACACCGCGTGTCGGATTGTTCCTTGATATGGGACTTGGTAAAACGGTTGTAACGCTTACGGCGATTGACGAATTGATTTATAACTGTTACGAAATCGAAAAAGTGCTTGTCATAGCACCGCTTAGAGTGGCGGAAGATACTTGGAGTAGAGAGTGTGAAAAGTGGGACCACTTAAGGCATTTGAGAATATCGAAAATTCTCGGCACTCCGAGTCAAAGACGTAACGCACTTTTAAAGGACGCAGATATTTATATTATAAATCGTGAAAATGTTGCGTGGCTCACAAACGAATTGTCGAGCATAGGCAATGCGTGGGACTTTGATATGGTGGTTATTGATGAGCTGTCGAGCTTTAAGAGTTCAAAGTCGCAGAGATTTAAGGCACTGAAAAAATACATAACACTGTCTAAAAGAGTAGTCGGACTTACAGGCACACCTGCACCGAACGGACTTATTGATTTATGGAGTCAGATATATTTGCTTGACAGCGGCGAAAGACTCGGCAGAACGGTAAGCGGTTACAGGGAGAGATATTTTCTTCCCGATAAACGTAATCAGACCACGATTTTCAGTTACAAGCCGAAAGAGGAGTCCGAAAAGGCGATATATGATAAAATTTCGGATATATGCGTCAGTATGTCGGCAGAGGATTGGCTTGAAATGCCTGAAAGGATTGATACCGTTCAGCATATAAAGCTGTCAGATAAGGAGCTGAAACTGTACGAAGAATTTGAAAAGGAACAGTATTTGGAGTTCATAAACGGACAAGTTACCGCCGCAACCGCCGCCGCACTTACGAATAAACTTTTGCAGTTTTCAAACGGTGCAATGTATTTGGACGACGGAAGTTATAAGGTGACGAGCGATAAAAAACTTGAGGCGTTGGCGGAAATAGTCGATACCTCACAAGGTCAGCCGATTTTGTGCTTTTACAGCTATCGCCACGACTGCGAGAGAATACTTAGAAAGTTCAAGGGTGCAAAAAAGCTTGAAAGTGCTGATGATATAAGGGATTGGAATGACGGAAAAATACCGCTTTTACTGGCTCACCCCGCAGGTGCGGGACATGGACTCAATCTTCAAACAGGCGGTAATATAATAGTTTGGTTCGGTCTGACGTGGAGCTTGGAACTGTATCAGCAGGCAAATGCAAGATTGTATAGACAGGGACAGAAAAATTCTGTGATAATCCATCACCTTGTGACCGACGGAACAGTCGATAAACGTGTGCTTGACAGTTTGCAGGGTAAACGCGAGGTACAAGACGAATTGCTTGAAAGTTTGAAAGAAAAATACGGTGTATAAGGGGGAATTGATTTGACGATTAAAGAATGTAAAGAATGGCTTTCGAGAGCGAGAAAGACGGACGAGGAGATTAACGCACTGATTTTGGAGCAGGAGCGTGCTTTGACAAACGCAACAAGCACTGTGGCTCAGTCGGGCAGTGAAAAGGTGCAGACGTCAAACGTGAATACTTCGGAGAATAAGTTTGTAAGCTATGCCGCTTATTCCGAATTGATAGATAAACGCATTGACAGACTGTACGAAATTAAAAAAGAGATTTTGGAAAACGTGAATAAACTCGATGACGCAACACTTCGAACTATATTAATTCTGCGTTATCTCAATTTTCAAACGTGGGAAATGATTGCTTGTAAAATGAATTACAGCTATATGCAAATATGCCGTCTGCACGGCAAGGCTTTGAATTTAATTAAAGATGTTATAGAATGTTATATTGCACCTGTGATATAGTATATCATGAAATAAGTAACATAAGCGGTGTATCATCGTGAGATGATGGGTGAATATCTCGTGTAATTGGTGGGAATGGAGATATAAAAAAAATTATCAAAAAAAATGTTTGAAGTTGTAATATTATGGGTATATATCATACGAGGTGATGATATATGTCCCAAAAAGAAAAAAATTCGATAAAAGATATAACCGAAGATGATGAAGAAACTAATCTTTTTAGAGCCGAAATGATGAATTTTTATAAGAACAAGACCGAAGAAGAACTTTTAAATGAAAAGTATAGGTTAGAAATAAAAATGTATGAAAATGAAAATAATGATCCGATGTATTACACTAATACAATATCAACTTTTTCGAGTTTATTAATATCCGTGACAGCTGCAATATTTACTTTTAACTCTTTAAGTGTAGCATTGTCAAAGGATATAAGCGAAGATATGAGATTTAATTCATATTTACTTGTTTGTATAATTATAATAAATATTCCAACTTGGATTCGTTTAGCCCGTAGTTACGGTAGTAAGATGGACAAATTATGTAAATGTAAGCAATGTAAAATAGCTTTAATGTGCATAGACGATATACTTAATGAGCGGCAATTTCAAACGGTAGAATGTAATGATAAAGTTAAAAGATATTACATAGAAGTGAGAGATAGAAAATAGAAATTCAAAACACACCTAATTGGGTGTGTTTTTCTATACCCAAAAACAGGAGGTGAAATTCATGGCAAGACCGAGAAAGATTACGAAAGAGACAGTCCAAAAACTCGAAGAGGGATTTTTAATGGGGTTAAGTGACCGAGAGGCTTGTATTTATGCGGATATAGCGGTAAGCACGTTATACAATTACTGCAAGAAACACAAGGAGTTTTCGGAGCGAAAAGAGCTACTTAAAGACAATATCAAAATGAAGTCGAAATTAAACGTTGCACACGGGATAAAAAAAGGTGATATTAATTTGTCGTTATGGTATCTTGAACGCAAATGCAAAGATGAATTTTCACCGAAACAGGAAATAACGCACAGTGGCACAATGGACATAAACAATCCTATGGCAAATCTCACGACCGACGAATTAAGGAAGTTGATAGGCGATGGATAAAAATTTAATAATGCTTGAGGCGAAAAAAGAACTTGCACGACGCGAGTTCTTTTATTTTTGTCATTTATCTGCACCGTCGTTTTACAAAACAGACAGAAAATTTCTTGTCAGACTATGCAACGAAATGCAATCGTTTTACGAAAGTGATGAAGACGCACTGATTATAAACTTACCGCCACGACACGGCAAGAGTCGTACGGCATCAATGTTTGTTGAGTGGGTACTCGGCAGAAATCAAAGTGAGAAGATAATGACCGGTTCATACAACGAAACACTGTCGACCACGTTTTCAAAGACGGTCAGAAATGCGATACAGGAAGAAAAAGCCGATGAAGAAAAGATTGTGTACAGTGACATATTCCCGAACGTCAGAATAAAGCAAGGCGACGGGGCAAGGAATCTATGGAGCTTGGAGGGCGGTTACAACAACTATCTTGCAACATCGCCGTCGGGTACGGCAACAGGTTTCGGAGCAAGTTTATTAATTATCGACGACCTTATCAAAAATGCGGAAGAAGCATACAATGAAACAGTAAAAGAAAAGCATTGGGAATGGTTTACAAACACAATGTTTTCACGACTTGAAGAAAAAGGCAAGATAATTATTATAATGACACGTTGGTCATCAGGCGACCTTGCGGGACGTGCGATTGAGTATTTCAGTGACAACGATATATCTCACAGAGTAATAACGATGAAAGCCGTATGTGATGACGGCAGTATGCTTTGTGATGAGATACTCTCACGATACAGTTATGATTTAAAGATAAAGGCAATGGGTGCGGATATAGCAAGTGCGAACTATCAGCAAGAGCCGATTGATTTACAAGGCAAGCTTTACACAACACTTAAAACATACGACACCATACCGCCTGTTACGCAGATAAAGGCATATTGCGACACCGCCGATACAGGTGCGGACTATCTCTGCAACATAATATATGGGATATACGGAAAAGAAGTGTACGTTATAGACGTGTATTATACCGATGAGCCTATGGAGGTAACGGAGGGCGAAACGGCACGCAGATTATACGAGAACAACGTCAATCTTGCAAAGATTGAAAGCAATAACGGCGGACGTTCGTTCGCAAGACGTGTTCGTGAAATCCTTGCCGAAAAGTACGGCAGTAATTTTACAACGGTGAAATGGTTTCACCAAAGCAATAACAAAGAGGCACGAATATTATCCAACAGCACTTGGGTAATGGAGCATATATATTTTCCTTGCGACTGGCACATACGTTTTCCCGAATACTATAAGGCGATGACGACATATCAACGTGAGGGCAGGAACAAGCACGACGACGCCCCCGACGCAACAACGGGTATTGCGGAAATGATGAACAGGAAAAAAGGCGGACTGTCAATTTTAAAGTAGGTGATAAAATTGGATTTGGAAACAGTAAAGAAACTGATAAAGAAATATATACCCGGACACGAAAGTTTTATATCAAGAGTGCAGACGGCGGAACGATATTATCTGAACGATAATGACATTCTGCATATGACGCACAGTGACGGCGAAAAACCTTTGAGGAATGCGGACAACAGAATACCGTCCAACTTTCACGGCTTGCTTGTAGACCAAAAGTCCGCATATATGTTTACGTCACCGCCGTTATTTGATGTTGGAAATAAATCGGCGAATGAGAAAATAAGCAATATACTCGGCAGTCGATACACGAAAATATGTTCAAGACTTGCAATAAATGCGTCAAATGCGGGTGTGGGTTGGATTCACTACTGGGATAATGACGGATTTAAGTACGACGTTATAGACAGCAAGCAAGTTATACCGATATGGAGCGATACTTTGGAACACGAACTTACGGCGTGTTTCAGAACATATCAAGAGCTTGACGATAACGGTGACACTTACCATGTTTATGAGTATTGGACTGATAAGGAATGCAGTGTATTCCGTAAGAAGATTGGCGACGGTCTTGAACGGCTTGAAATGTATAATATGTTCAACGTGTACGACGTTGAAACAAACGGAACTGTATGTAACGTGTACAGTCATAACTTCGGACGTGTACCGTTTATTCCGTTTTTCAATAACGGCTTTCATCGTGACGACCTTACACCGATAAAGGGACTTATTGATACATATGACAAAACGTACAGCGGTTTTATAAACGACCTCGAAGATATACAGGAGATTATATTCGTGCTTAGCGGATATGAGGGCGAGAGCCTTTCGGAGTTTTTGACACAGCTCAAGAAGTACAAGACTATTAAGCTTGATTCGGAAGAAGGAGCAAGCGGAGGACTTTCGACTTTGACGATTGATATTCCGGTTGAGGCAAGAGAGAAAATGCTCCAAATGACACGCAAGAGTATTTTTGAACAGGGCAAAGGTATTGATCCCGATCCGCAGAACTTCGGTAATTCATCGGGTACGGCATTGAAATATTTGTATTCACTGCTTGAACTCAAAGCCGGTATGGCAGAAATGGAGTTTAGGAGTGGGTTTGAAGAACTCATCAAAGCGATATGCGATTACAGCGGTATCGCTTGTGAAAATGTCACACAGACGTGGACAAGGACAAGTGTTTCAAACGACACCGAACTTGCGGATATAGCACAAAAAAGCGTTGGTGTTATATCTCAACGCACGATCATCGAACGCCATCCGTTTGTTGAGGACGCAGATAAGGAAATGGAGAGAATTGCGGAAGAAAACGACGGCAGTGACGATATAATGGGTGGACATAATGAACGAGTATTGGAAGAAGAGGAACAGTGAGCTTTTAAAAATCCACGCACAGAAAGCCGATGATATAGAACGCGAACTTATAAAAGAGTATGAAAGGTCCTTAAACGGCATAAAAAAAGAGATTGAAACGTTTTACGCAAGGTATGCTGATGAAAACGGTATCAATATGGCAGAGGCACGAAAGCAGTTAAGTCGTGAAGAACTTAAAGGCTTTAAGATGTCGCTTGAGGAGTTTAGGGAAAAGGCACTCGATAACGCAGACGGCAAGTGGACGACAATGCTTGATAATGAGTATATGCGTTCAAGGGTAAGCCGTTTGGAGGCACTCAAATATCAAATGCGTGGAGAAGTCGAACTCTTGAAACAAAAGCAAGAGGATAAATTTTCAACATCACTTAAAAAGGCGTACAGTGATACATATTATACAACACATAAACATATAGCCGATTCGGTTGATTATGCTGTTAATTTTGCAAAGTTCGACCGTGACACGGTAAAGAATGCGATATATGAAAAGTGGCTTGACGGAAGTAATTTCTCCGACAGGATATGGAACGATAAGCAGAAACTTTTAAGAGAACTCAATACAAATCTTGTACAGGGCATAACAAGGGGCGACAGTCCCGATAAAATGATTAAAAATATTTCTGCAAGAATGAATGTTTCAAAAAGCCGTGCCGCCGCATTGTATCAGACGGAATATACGCATATTATGGTTGACGCAAGATTGCAGTCGCTAAAGGACGCAGGCTTTGAAGAATACGAGATTGACGAGAATATGGACAGTGATATTTGCAGTGAATGTGCAAGTATGCACGGTAAGCATTTTAAACTTTCCGAGTATCAGCAAGGTATAACCGCTCCGCCGTTTCATACCCGTTGCAGAGGTACAATAACGGCATATTTTGCGGAAGATGAAAAACAAGATGACGATGCGGAAACACAACAAGATGACATTGATTATATGTCAAAGGCATTTGGCGGTGACAGAAATCCGAAAATCGGCACCGAAGTTAAACAAGCCGAAATAAGTATGAATAACGGTACAACGGAGAAAATCAAACTAAATCCGATTACAAACAGTCAGTTTGAAATGTTTGTTGATGATACGAATATTGCGAATAAAAAAGCAATTAAACTTGCCGAACGTAGTTTGAGTATTATACAGAAAACGATTGACGGAAAGGTAGAAATGCCAAAAGTAGCGATAGTTGATTTTGATTTGAATAATTTTGAACCGACTGCTATTGCGGGTTACGACAAACGCACGGATATAATGTACATAAACGGTAAATATATGACTGTTAAAGACATTATCAAGTATGTAAATGAACAAATGGGAATGTTTGCAAACAAAACAGAATTTGCACCATATTTACACGAGATAGGACACAAATATTTTGAAAATTGTGTAATTTCTATTGCCAAAAAGCATAATTTGAGTTATAATCAAAGTATAAATTTGATTAAGTCTAAAACGTCTGAATGTTTAAAGAGTTACTTGGAAAGCAATCCGAACTGTATAGAAAAACAAATTAGCGAGTATGCGAGTTTGAAGTATGGAAAGGGCAAGATACAAGAGTTATATGCGGAGTGCTTTTCAATAGTCGGTAATGATAATGAGTTGAAAAATTTATTGATTAATGTTATAAAGAGTTTGATGTAGAGAGGTGTTTGACATGATGTGGAATCCGTCTAAGGAAACAGCTGAATTGCTGAAAAAAGCTAATGAAGCTTATGAGGCAGGAGATTTAGAAGAATATAAAAGATTGCATGCCGAATTTACGGAACTATTTTCAAAAGAAATAGAAGAACACGAGAAGAATATGCCGAGTAGTTTTTGCTGATACAATAATATAAAAGCACGTCTTTGGGCGTGCTTTTTTGATACCAAAAAGGAGAGTGGGACAAGTGAATATACGAGGTTTACCGCCTTAGCACCTATGAAACGGTGCTTTTTTTATACTCTTTTTTTCAAGTGTTGCAGAGAATAAAGAACAATGCTTTTTACAGGAACGCACCTGAATAAAAAATTATGGAGGAGAGATAATAATGGAATGGTTAAAGGCAATATTGGAAAAGGCAAAGATTGAGGACGGCAAGTTGGATATTGACGGAGTGATGTCGACTGTAAACTCTGAATTTCCGAAGTATGCAGTACCGAAAAATGTTTTCAATGACAAAGTTACAGAGCTTAAAACGGCGAACAAAACCATTGATGACCTTAAGCAATCCAACGCCGACAATGGGGAATTGCAGAAGAAAATCACAGAGTATGAGGGCGAGATTGAAACGCTTAAGACAAATGCGTTGAACACCGCTAAGACGTTTGCCTTAAAGGAACAGCTTGCAAAAGCAGGTGTGACAGATGCAGATTATCTTATTTACAAGCAAGGCGGAATTGACAAGTTTACATTCGACAAAGACGGCAAGCCTGTCGGTGTGGACGATATTCTTAAACCGCTTAGGGAGGATAAGACGTACTCACACCTTTTTGCCGAAAAAGGAGGAGCATATACACCAAAAGGCGGAAGTGGAAGTTCAGACGTAAATCCTTGGGCAAAGGAAACATTCAATCTTACCAAACAGGGAGAAATTTATAAAAACGACCCTGCTAAAGCAAAAGTATTAATGCAAGAGGCAGGAATAACAGGAGGAATTTAATATGGGAACAACTTTATCAGATATTATCGTACCGGAACTGTTTAATCCGTACGTTATTCAAAAAACACTTGAAAAATCGGCACTTGTGCAGAGCGGTATAGTTCAAAACGACGCAGAGTTTGACAAGCTTGCGTCACAGGCAAGTCCGCTTGTAAATATGCCGTTTTTCTCTGACCTAACAGGTGAATCGGAAACGGTTATCGAGGGTGACGACCTTACGGCGGATAAAATCAGCAGTAAGAAAGACGTTGCGGTGATTTTAAGACGTGCGAAGATGTGGAGTGCCACAGACCTTTCTGCCGCAATGTCGGGTGCTGACCCTATGGCGGCGATTGCAAGCCTTGTATCTGACTTTTGGGTCAGAGATTTACAAAAGGAGCTTATCGCAGTTCTGAAAGGTATCTTCGGCACAGTTCCGGCAGTATCGGAGGGAACACCGAAAACAGCCGAAACAAGACTAAGTTCAAACATTCTTGATATTTCGGGCGTTAGCGGTAACGGTGCAAAGTGGAGCGGAAGCGCATTTATTGACGCACAACAGCTTTTAGGCGACAACAAAGCGGAGCTGACCGCCGTTGTAATGCACAGTGCGGTTGAGGCGGCACTTAGAAAGCAAGACCTTATTGACGTGATTCAGCCGTCGGGGGCAAATCCGTTCAGCACATATATGGGTAAGCGAGTTATTATTGATGACGGTTGTCCGGTAGACGGTTCGGGTTCAAGTCAAGTATTCTCAACATATCTTTTCGGCAACGGTGCGATTGCACTTGGTAACGGTACACCGGAAAAGTTTGTTGCAACAGAAACAGACAGAGATAAGAAAAAGGGCAGCGGTGTTGATTATCTTATCAACCGTAAGACGTATATTCTTCATCCTCGTGGTGTTAAGTTTACCGATACCGACGTTGCAAATACAGAGGGTCCAACACGTTTAGAGCTTGCCAAAGCAATAAATTGGACACCTGTATATGACCCTAAGCAAATAAGAATTGTTGAAATGCGTCATAAGATTTGATGAGGTGGCTTATGGAGGAGTATATAACTGTTTTTACGGATATGTATGGCATAAGCGAAAATGACAAAGAAAAAGCGGAAAGGTGTATTGAAAGTACAATTGAGTATATAAAAAATTACTGCCATATTGACAGTATTCCCGATGATTTAAAGCATACCGTTATTCTTATGGCGGCGGACTTGTTCCGCTATGATGTGTCGTCATCATCGGGACAGTACGACAATGTCACGTCAATCAAAGAGGGCGATGTTACCGTATCGTACGGCAGTAATTCAAGCAGTATGTCGAGCGTGTTTAAAGACTACAAAGCAAGGCTTGCACGTTTCAGAAAGTTGGTGTGGTAATGAATATTGTAAGACAGGCTATTGAAAGATTGTATAAAGGCTTGTGTTCGGTTAGAGTCAAGGTTTCAAGCGTGAATAAAGAAACAGGCGAAACAGTATTTACCGAAAAGGTTGTTTTAACCGAACAGCCTTGCCGACTTTCTTTTTCAAGCCGAAACTCATCGGCGAAAGATGACGGATACAACACCGTTTCACAATCGGTTGTGCTTTTTATCGCACCGGAGATTGAAATACCGTCCGGCAGTAAAATAACCGTCACGCAAAACGGAAAAACAACAGATTACTGCCGTAGTGGCGAGAGTGCGGTTTACAGTTCACATCAAGAGATTGCACTTGAATTATTTGAGGATTATGCGTAATGAATGAGATTGATTTTTCACAGCTTGAGAAATTGCAAAAGCAAATGGAAAGTGCGGATTACACCAAAGCTTGTGTATCCGCTATGAATGAGATTTCTCAAAGAGCACTTAAATATATAAGTAACGTAACAAAGCCAGGGCATTACAAAAACGGTAAAGTGGGCGGTACACTGAAAAAGAGTTGGCAAACAGAAGAAACGACAGTAAGCGGAAGTACGGTAAAAGGCGGAATATACACCGCTCTTGAATACGCTCCTTATGTGGAGTTCGGACACCGTACAAGGTGGGGAAAGGGTACTTCGCCCAATTACAAGCCGAAGAAAAACGGCAAAAAGTGGGTTGAGGGCAAAAAATATCTTAACACCGTAGTACCGAAAGTTGAAAGGGATGCACCTAAAATACTTATGCAGAAAATGGAGGAAGTATTGAAATGACATCAAAAATAAAAAATGCAGTGACGAAAGCTATTCATAACCTGTTTGGCGATGATTATGCGGTATATACGGCATACACCGAACAAGGATTTTCAGAGCCTTGCTTTATCGTTGAAATGTTTCCGCTTAACGTACAGTCGACAAATTCATTTTTGGACGATGAAACGCAGACGGTACGAATAAGATATGTTCCGAAAGATATAAGTCAAGATGAATTTATTGATGTGGCTGAAAAATTAAGAGGTTTGTTTTTATACAATCCGCTTGTATTGTCCGATGGTATGCGTATAAGAAGTTTTAGTATAGATTTTTCTTTGGAAAACTACACACTTGTGACGGAGCTTGTATACAATTACACCGTTAAGGTGAGAAACGAAAGTACATACGATAAGGCAGAAGATTTGATGTTAGGAGGAGATTTATAATGGGTTTACCCGAAATAAATATAGTGTTTCAGTCCAAAGCTGAAACGGCGATTAAACGAAGTGCAAACGGCATTGTTGCACTGATTTTGCGTGACGCAACCAAGAGCGATATTACATCATATTCGTATACAAATGAGAGTGAAGTTGTAAAATCTCATTGGACAACCGCAAATTATGATTACATAAGCAAGACGTTCCTCGGCGGACCGAAAAGGGTTATTGTCGAGAGAATAGGTACGGAAGATACCTATGACGACGCGCTTGCACGATTAAAAAATAAAAAGTGGAATTACCTTGCAATACCGTCGCTTGCCGATAACGAAAAAGATATTGCGGATTGGATTATCGCGCAGAGAAGTGCGAAAAAGACATTTAAAGCCGTACTTCCGTATGCGGCGAATAATGAGGGTATTATAAACTTCGCAACCGATGATATAAAAGTCGGTACAAAGGTTTATACCACTGCCGAATACTGTTGCCGTATCGCAGGACTTTTGGCAGGATTGCCTATGACAGAGGGTGCGACGTATCAAACTCTTGCGGAGGTTGAAAGCATAACGGAAAGTACAACTCCGGATGATGATATTGACGGCGGTAAGTTTATACTTATTAATGACGGCGAAAAGGTTAAAGTCGGCAGAGGTGTCAATTCGCTTGTCACCTTGTCGGGTGATAAGACGGAAGATATGAAGAAAATCAAGATTATAGACAGTCTTGACCTCATAAGAGATGATATAAAAGCATCGTTTGAGGAAAATTATATTAACGTCGTAAACAGTCACGAAAATAAAATGTTATTCATCGGTGCGGTTAATCAGTATTTTAAGTCGTTGCAGTCACAGGGCGTATTGTATGACGGTGCGGATTGCAAAGCGTATATTGATGTTCAGTCGCAACGTGAATGGCTTGCTCAAAAATATGACGTGTCGGATTGGACAGATAGTGAGATTGAAGTCGCAAATACGGGAAGTATCATATTTGCGGGTGCGGATATTACAATACAGGATTGTATTGAGGACTTGAGTTTTAAAATAGGATTGGAGTGATAAATAATGGCTGAAAGTATTAAACCGAGAGGAAATCAACTTTGTTCCGGTACATTCGGTAAACTTTGGATTGACGGAAGTCTTGCCTATGAAGTGTATAAGTTCGAGGCAAAGGAAAAGACAAATCGTGAGAGTGTAAGTTTTGCCGGCGATACAACGAACGATTCAAAGCTTATGGGCGTTGACTATGAATTTTCATATACCGTACGAAAAGTATATTCAAGGGGTAAAGAAATAGCTGACGGACATAAAAAAGGTAAAGATACAAGACATACGTTGGTGGCAAGACTTGAAGATCCTGATAACGGCGGTTATGAAACAATTCAACTTGATAATTGTTGGTATAATGATGTGTCACTTATGAATTTTGAAAACGGTAAGATAGTTGAAGAAGAATTCAGCGGCGGTTTCACCGACCACGACCTTACAACTACAATGAATGCGTAATAACGGAGGTAAAAGATTATGGATAAGAATACAAAAATTACTCTTGCGGAACTTATTAAGCGTAAGGAGCAAGTGCTTGAGGCAAAGAAAAACGTAAAAAGAGCGAGAGTTTATGTAAAAAGCCTTGGTGGCGAGATTGTTATAAAAGCACCGACAAAGTCGCTTGCAACAGAATCGGCGGAAATGGAAAAGGACGGTGACGCTCACCTTGTTTATGAGTGTGTTGCCGAACCGGATTTACATTCAAAAGAACTTCAGGAGGCATACGGCTGTACATATCCCGAAGAAATCGTAGAAAAGATTTTTGACGACGGCGAAATCTCACCGATTGCAATGGAGTGTATGAAACTTGCGGGATATATCGACAGTGTAAAACTTGTTGAAGAAGTAAAAAACTGATAGAGGCAGATGATGAACTCTATATGATACATCATTATCTGCAAAGAGGAATATTGCCCGAAAAGGTACTTGCAAGACCGGAAATTGAAAAAATATTTTTCCTTGCAAGTGCCAAAAAGGCAAATGATGATGAATACGCAAAGTGGAAAGCCCTAGGAGGTGAGTGATGATGCAGAATAAAAGTTCAATAGTTCTGAATATGAACCTTAATGCAAGCGGATTTGCCCGAGGGATAAAAAGTGTAATCGGCAGTGTCAAAAATATGAATGAGTCGATGAAAGACGCAACGAACACCGCCTCAAAGATGTCTTCTGTAATGAAAGGTATAGGGAGCAGTGCCATAAAAGTCGGAAAAGGTTTAGCGGTGGCAGGAGCGGCCGCGGCGACTGCCGTAACGGCTTTGGTTTCAAAGTCTGTCGGTGCATTTGCTGATTATGAACAACTTACGGGCGGTGTAGAAACGTTGTTCGGAGCAGGCGGAAGAAGTGTTGAGGAATATGCACAGAGTGTCGGTAAAAGTGTTTCTGATATTCAAGGGAAATACGACAGTTTGATGAGTGCGCAAAATGTTGTATTAGAAAATGCAAATAAGGCATATATGACTGCCGGAATGTCGGCGAATGAATATATGGATACTGTTACGGGATTTTCAGCGTCATTAATATCAAGCTTAGGCGGAGATACAAACAAGGCGGCGGATTACGCAAATTCGGCATTGGTTGATATGTCCGATAATGCAAATAAAATGGGTACGGATATGGAGTCCATAAAAAATGCGTATCAGGGATTTGCAAAACAGAATTATACTATGCTTGACAACTTGAAGTTAGGTTACGGCGGTACACAAGAGGAAATGAAACGACTTCTCAGTGACGCAGAAAAACTTACGGGACAGAGGTACGACATTTCATCATTTGCCGATATTACACAGGCTATTCATGCAATCCAAACGCAAATGGACATAACGGGAACAACGGCAAAAGAGGCAAGCACGACAATAAGCGGATCGTGGGGGTCACTGAAAGCGGCGTTTGAAAATACTCTTGTCGGTTTGACAACAGGCGGAGAAATGTTTGATCAGAGTTTGGATGCACTGGTTGATTCGGCTAAGACGTTCGGGCAGAATGTTATACCGGCAATAACGGGTGCGTTAAGTGGCGTAGGTTCGTTAATTGAGAGTTTGGCTCCTGTAATTGTAGCAGAACTTCCGTCAATGGTATCCGATATACTTCCACACCTTGTTTCAGCCACAAAGAGTTTGGTTACCGGTTTAATCAGCCAATTACCTGCATTGGGAAAGGCTGTTTTAGATGCAATACCATCAATTTTTGACGGTATGACAGATGTAATCGGTGAAAGTTCTGTAGGAAAGCTAAAAGGGTCGTTTGAGGGACTGAAAAATACCATAACTGATACATTTTCAAACATTGGACCAATGCTTAAAGATTTCTGTGAGGGAGGTATATCAACATTCTGTGACGCATTATCTACGGCTATGGATTTAGCCAGTGGAGCTATATCGGTAATTGAGGCATTATCTCCGGTAATAGGAGCAGTTGCAGGGGCGATAATCACATACAAAGGTGCAGTTTTGTTGTGGAATGCAGCTGAAACGGCTAAAAATGTTGTTATGGGTATTTCAACAGCCGCACAATGGGCGTTAAATGTAGCTATGACAGCAAATCCGATTGGTATTGTCATTGTGGCTATCGGTGCATTGGTAGGGGCGTTTATTGTATTGTGGAATAAGTCCGAAGGATTCCGAAATTTTTGGATCAACCTATGGGAAAAAGTTAAAGCGATTGTTACAAGTGCATGGGAAGGAATAAAAGCCGGATTTGAAAAGATAAAAAACGGAATATCAGCAGTCAAAGAAAAAGTGTCTACAATGTGGAACGGCGTCAAAGAAAAAACGTCAGAATTATGGGGCGGTGTAAAAAATGTTGTATCGGAAAAACTGAACAACATAAAAAGTACATATGACGCACACGGCAGAGGACTGAAAGGTGCTACATTTGCGGCAATAGAGGGTGTCAAGGAATACTACAGGACAGGCTATGACGCAATTAATCAATTAACAGGCGGTAAGCTTGGTGAAGTTGTCAACAAAGTCAGTGAGAAGATGGAAGCCGTAAAAGGTAAATTCAGCGAAGCGTTTGGCAATGTGAAAAACACCGTAATGACTATTTTTGAAAACATTAAAAATGGTATTACTGAAAAAATCAGTGCGGCGGTGAACAAAGTCAAGGAGATATTCGGCAGTATTGCCGAAAAGGTATCGGACGTTTGGGGTAAGATTAAAGGAATTATCAAAGCGCCTAAGATTGTACAAAAAGGTACGGTAAGTATAGCCGGTGTCAGTACACCGATTCCAAAACTTGGACTTGAATGGAATGCAAAAGGCGGTATTATGACACGTCCGACAGCGTTCGGATATGCAAACGGAAAAGTCCAAATGGGCGGAGAAGCCGGAGCAGAGGCAATACTTCCGCTTAGGACATTTTGGAACAATTTAAGTCAATACATAGCCGAGAGCAACAAAGGTGGCAACAGCATAACAAATGACATAAAGATAGTTATAAATGCCGACAACAGGACCGCAGATGAAATTGCCGATGATGTTATAAACGTAATAGTTCCCAAAATTCAAAAATGTATGGCGAATATGTAGGAGGTAAAAATGTTAGACTTTTATTTGAGCATAAACAACAGTGAAGAAGTTATACACATTCCTGTTACTCCGTCCGAATTTACCGTATCAAGTTCACAGGGAACGGAAACATTTGAAACGGCAAATTATGGTTGGATAAAAATTATCGGCAATACAGAGCTTAAGACCGTTTCTTGGAACAGTTTCTTTTCGATGAGAGATTATCCGTATTTGCGTGACAGAAGTATGAAAGGACAGGAATATGCGGACAAAATCGAAAACTGGCGTAAGCGTAAACTTCCGATACGGCTTGTCATTACGTCTTCGGGTATCTGCAATGTAGATATAAATATAGCGGCGGCAATAGATAAGTTTGATTACAGTGTCGGCACAGGCGGCGACTTAAATTATTCAATCGAACTCGGCGAGGTTAATCTTTTAAACGATGAACAGGAGGGACTGACAGTGGCACAGTATGATGAAATAATGGCAAGAATTGATAATATAGAAGAAAGGCTTAGCAGTGTTGAAAACACAATGATATATAACTATATGGACGATAATATGCCGTCTTGGGCTAAACCGACTATTCAAAAGCTGATGGACAGAGGTATTATAAGCGGTACAGACGATAATGAACTCGGTCTTACAATGGATATTATTCGTACACTTGTTATTATTGACAAAACAGACGGATTTGAAAATTATACGGTTGACATTATGCCGTCATGGGCAGAGGCGACTATTGAAAAGGCAAAAAGAAAAGGTTATCTAAACGGTGACGGCGAGGACGGATACGGTTTGACAAAGAGTATGATACGTTTGCTTGTTATTATGGATAATGCCGGTTGTTTCGGTGATTAAAAATGTTGCAATATTTTCCTTTTGTAATATAATAAAACAAAAGACAAATTAAAAATTTCAAATAAGGCTTAGAAAGTACATCGAATTTCGATGTACTTTTTTAGAAAAAACTCTTGACTTTTGTCGGGCAATAGTATATAATTATGCCAGACAAAAGAAAGGAGGATAGAATATGTCACCCAGAACAGGCAGACCAACTGATAATCCCAGACCTAATAAAATAAGTATTCGCATAAGTGATAAGGACAAAAATACTCTTGAAACTTATTGCGAGCAAGAAAGTGTAAATAAAACTGAGGCAATAAGTCGAGGAATACAGAAGTTGGAAAGTGATATAAAAAAATAAAAAAAACTCTTGACACTATCTTGATAGTATGATATTATGATAGCACAAAAAGGGGGTGAAGATATTAAACAAGTAGTAATTAGGTTGTCTGATGATGTTCATGCAAAACTTAAATTGAAAACGGTAAAAGAAAATACATCTATCCAAGATGTGGTTGAAAGATTTATTAAGTTTTATGTATCAAGCGATGAGCCTGTCAATATCAATTTTAAAACTACAGAAAGTGTAGAGAAAATTCATTCTGATAATGATAATAGAGTTTTGAAAATAGATGTCAATAAAGCGGATTACAAGCCAAAAACGACAGATGAAATATATGAAATAATTAATAAAGGCATCAATCAAATAGTGGAGCAAATTGTCTCGGACAACAAAAATGAAAAATAAAGACACCTCATTATGGGGTGTCTTTTGTGTTGGCTAACTACTTCGATATTATCGAAGTAGTTAAAGAAAAACGAATAAACCACGTGAATATTATTCACGTGGTTAGTGTTTTCAGATATATTTTGATACGAATTTATAAAAAGTTAGACGTTATCTTTTGACGTATCGGATTTGTTACGCATATATTTCAAAAATTGGATGTATTGATGTACTCGTTGTAATTCTGCATTTGAAAGATTTTCTATTTCTTTAAATAGCTTGTATTTTACTGGAATTTGGTCTAAAGGTATATTAATCGGTTCGCCATATATAATTTGAAATTCGCCGCTTTTTAACTTATCAATGGTATCTTCAGCGAATAAATCCGATACATCAACCGCAAAATAGTCTGCAATTTTATCCAAAACATCGATTCTTGGAATTTGCTCACCCGAACAATATCGAGATACTGATGCAGTGGTTAAATCTAATTCTTTAGCCAGTTGACTTTGGGTATCACCTTTATATTTTAATAAAAATTTTAAGTTATCAGCAAAAGTTGACATTATTTGCACCTCCTAAGTGATAAAATTATTTTATTATTAACTTAATTATAACATAAATAACGTATATTATCAATAAAATAAATATAATTGATAAAAAAGTATTGACTTATTACTTTTAAAGTAGTATAATCTAAAATGTCAGGAGGTGAAAATGTGGGATATACAACAAAAAAACTAAGAGAATATCGTATGGAACAAGGCTTGTCAATGAATGAGTTGTCGTATAAGGCTAAAATTACGGCAAATCAAATATCGTTACTTGAAAAGCAAAAAATTAAAAGACCGCAAGCTGCAACCATACGAAAGCTTGCAGAGGCATTAGGCAGACCGATTACAGATTTCATTGAAAAGGAGGAAAACTAAGTATGAATGAGTTGCAAAAAGATAGGACGACTTGGTGTTTTGCTGACTTGTGTCATTATAGTATGCCACAGAACAATGCCAAAGAAACAAAAAAATAACGATAACACGCCAACCAAAGCAATCGTTATCGTTATCAGTA